GTCGTACTCGACCAAGTCCATATCAAGGCAATGACCATTATCTTTGGTCTGTCAAGGACGGAGGCAAAGTTAACTTTGAATGGTGCATACCAAAGAAGGAGGTGCTTACGTATGTCCTCAAGCATCCTAATGAGTTTGACCCCAAGTATGTAGCCATGTTAAGGAGATACACTGCTGATAAGCTTGAAAAGATAGAAGACTACCTAGTTGATGGGAAGATTGGTTAATCCAAATCTTCTTTTCTAATTCTTCTTGATCTTAGAAATTTGATCTCATTTGCCAAAGTATAGATAGCATTTGCAATATTTATTGGTACTACTTCTCCACTTCTTAGTTTTTCAAGCTTTTCAATCAATTGCTCAAGCGTATAAAGTTTTATAGAATCATCATCCATTAATCAAATGCCTTTTTAATTTTAGCAAAATATTTTGTTGCCTCTTTCATCTTATTTACTTCGTCTCGAAGTTTATAGACATCCTCTGCAAGAGAGGATGATTCAAAAATCTTTTTAGACTTTTTTTCTATGGATTTGATTGTATCATCATGCTCTCTAATCAAATTCTCAATATGCTGATAAAGATGCGTAAAGTTGACTAAAAGTTCCGGATTAATTTGTTGAATATTCTCTTCTATTTTTCCCATCACTTCAGAATATATTCTTTCAGAAAGATGCGCGCATATCTTATCCGCATCAAATTTAAAAAGAAATCTTTCATAAATATCATGATTTAAAGGATCGATATTTTTATTGAAGGGGTTTTTTAGAGTCATTATGCATCCACTTTTTCATTTGTTCAACTAAAGGAGAAAGAGCTTTAATGACTTCTTCGTCTGGCTTGACCTTATACTCTACAAGAAATCCCATTGTAGCTTCAATTGTAAAAATAAGATTACCCATTTTCTCAGCTGCCATCATATAGGTCATGGTATCGATATCAGACTGCATGATCTTCCTTTTGTAGGTTTTTTACTAGGTTACATATCCATTGAGGATTAGTGATCTCAAGGCATGTACCATGACAATCCTTTTTTTTTCTATGAAATTTAGCAAAACAATCCTTCTTAAATGATGAACAAAAGTCATTCTTACACTTGCTACAGCTGCATGTTGCATACTTAGAGGCATCCGTTTCGTCTCCACACTCAACACAGGTAATGGTATCACACATTTGTAACCTTAAAATTTTATATTGTTTGTAAATTTCGCTTTTGTATATATGCAAGGTAGCGAAAGAAATAATTCGCTTCAAGGCGCAAAAAAGAGATTTCGCCAGTCTCAAAGGAAATGCATGAGTTTATCAGAAGAGACCCAAGTTCCTGAAATGGTCGATCAGGCTGTAGAAACCCATGAGAAGAAGACTCCGCAAGAAAGTTTTGCTGAGCTTCGTCAGGCTAAAGAACAACTTGAACGCCAGCTATGGCAGGCGCAGCAAGAGAGAGAGTTTTATGAGAAGCAGATGAACCAAAGAGTCTCATCCGCGCCTCATCAAGCTCAAGAAGAAGAATTTGATTATAGATCGCTAGAGCAAGAAGAATTCCCAGATGGGAAGAAGCTTGTAAAAGCCCTCAATTCGTTTAACAAGAAATTGTCTACGTATGAGAAGCAACTAGCAGAGAAAGATCAAAAGATTCAGATACTCGAAACTGCCACTGAATTCGCTGACTTTAAGGAAGTCGTTACGCCTGAGAATATTGAAAAATATATTAAATCAGACGAAGACAACCGTGAGGCTGTTCAGACTGCTAAAAATCCTTTGAGAAAGGTCTATAATCTCATTAAAAAGAGCGCCGCTTATCAAGCTGATAAGGCCGAAAAAGTAGCGAAAGATAAACCGATCTCGCAGGAGCAAAGGCGAGTAGACGAAAAGGAAGGGAAACCGAAATTGGGAAGCTTAGGAGTTAGATCCGAAGCGGTGACAGTAGCGGCGAAAATGTCTAATTCAACTATGACCAAAGATCAAAAAAACGCTCTTTGGAAGGAAACTTTGGCAGCTGCACGACGCTGATCTTCGTCTTAACGTGGAGTTAAGACATGTCAGGTCCTACAACAACCAGCATTCTTCCGCCAGCTGTGCAACAACAGCTATCGATGAAGTTACTTGCTCGTCCTATGCCTGATTTGATCCATACTACAATGGGCTATCCTATTACTATGGACCAACAAGCAGGCGATATACTACGAAGACGTAGATATCAAAACCTCCTAACCGCACCTGTTCCGCTCGGAAATGGAATCGTAGATCCTCCAGCACAACAGTTAACCGCTCTTGATATCGATGCTAGAATTGATTGGTATGGTACTTACCTGATTCTTCAGGAACAAGTCATGCTCATCAATGAAGATCCTGTGCTTAATAGCGCCGTTTCTACTTTAGGCCAGTCCTTAAGAGAAACTGAGGATCAGCTAGCCAGATCGATGATGGAAGGCGGGGCTCCTCCTATAAATTGCACTTCGGGAACGAATGGCGATAACCCAAGTAACATATCCCCTCTAGACTGCTCTAAAGCAGTACGATTACTTCGTACAGCCAATGCTCAGTTCATTCAGGATATAATCGAAGGGGAAAACAAATTCGGAACTGCACCCGTGAGAACCGCGTTTTTTGGCCTAGGACACACTAATTTAAGTGCTGACTTAGATCAAATGCTTGGTTTTATCAACGTGGCCAACTACGCAAACAACAGTAACCTGTTGCAAGCTGAATGGGGTTCTGTTCGAAACATTCGTTTCTTACTATCCTCAGTAGGGTCTATCACTCCGAATGCTTCTGCTAACTTGCAAGACGTGTACAACATCTTCTTGCCAGGTCAAGAATCATACGACATGGTTGATTTGGACGGTTATTCTGCCCAATTCATCTATGCACCACCTGAAATCGCTTCACCTCGTTTGAGACTATATCAAACAGCTGGATGGAAGATGGCTCAAGTATTCAACATCACTAACACTAGCTGGATCGTCAACTTACGTTGCACGCTCGGCGTAGCAATTTAAGGAGGTCGAATATGTCTTGCCAAATTCTTACAGGTTCTTTTGTTAACGTGGCTTCTACACCGAAGTTTATTCCAATCACGGCTCAAATCAATGAGTTTCGTCTTTGGAACCTAACTCGTTCAGGCGTCACTTCTCAAGGGATCGCAGGATCTTTAACATCAGATAGAATCGTTGAAGCCTTCTTCAACCCAAATCTGATGGGATCGGGAACTGCCTTAATCAAGCAAAACGGTACGGTTGCAGGGGTCTTAGCACCTCTCAATAACGGAGTTGCTGCAATCAATGGAATGAGTCTTTTTGACAGTTCTATTTACGCACAAGGACCAACTATAGCTATCGCAAGCTTTGTTCCTGGGACAACGACAGTCTTCACAACTGGCGCAGCTCACGGATTCAGAGTCGGAGATAACGTACGTATCGGAAACATGACTAGCGCACCTGAAATGGGTGGACTAGTGATGACCGTTACAGCTGTTGGTAGCCCAACGACATTTACCACACTCTTTGACAGCACTAACTCTCTAACGAGCGTTGGATCTGTCTTTAAAGTGGGTAATATCAACGTTCAGAACCAAAGCCTTTATTATCCTCAGTGGCGCGCAATCGCTTCGATTAGTCTTGCAAATCCAATGGTGGTGACACTCTTGGTTCAGCAAAACTATCAAATCGGCGATAAAGTTCGTTTCCAAATTCCTACGGTTTTTGGAATGCAACAGCTAGTCTCAGGACCTAATGGATTGCCAATAGAATTCACGGTCTCAGCAGTAAACAACGCTGTCGGAACTCAAACAGTCACATTCGCAAACGTAGACAGCACAGCTTACACAGCTTTTGCTTGGGCTGCTGCGGCAAACTATCCTTATGGATTACCTGTAATGGTTCCTCAAGGAGAGGGTAATACGAATAATTTATTAGGTGTTGTACCAACGCCACTTCCATACGCAAACCAAAACATCCTTGGATTTGCAACTCAAAACACTGGACAAAGAGGTATTTTGATTGGAGCTGGAGACGGAACAAACTCAGCGACTACAGGCGGTATCATCGGATCCACTGTGGATGCTTGGGCATGGGAATGTATATCAAGTTCTCAGACCTATTATTAAATAATCTAGGGTAGGGACAAAACGTCCCTATCCTTTTTTTAAGGAAACACATGTCTAAAAAAAGAAAAAACGATCTTGTACAGGAGGAAATCACTATGGCGCCTACAGCAACCGACGAAACAACTCTTGAATCAGTTCAACAGGAAATTGATAGAGCACGCATGGAATTAGAAAGTACCAAGCGACAGATCGAAGAGAAGAAACTAGAGTTAAGAACTGCTGGCGGTCGTCTGATTTCTGAAGATGAAAAGAAGATCATGGAAAAGTCAGTCACTATGACTAATGAGAAGAATTCTCTTAAAGAGAAGATTGATAGACAGCAATCCTATGATAGTGAGCTTGTCACTGGTCGATTCATGAATCGAAGAGCTCCAGGTCAAGCAGTCAAACTTCCTTACATCAAATACGCGACAGATCCCGTTAAATGGTATCCCTTCGAAGACGGAAAAGTCTACACAATCCCACGTGGTTTTGCTGAACAATTAAATGGAGGCTCAGAGAATGACCCATGTTACTACACTCCGCAGTTTACCCAAAAAAGCGGTGAGATGGACCCTAATAAACCTAGCTCTGCTATTCATGCTGTGGATGCAAGCAATAAGAAATATGCTTTCACGCCCATAAATTTCTAATGTAAAGCGGCTTTACATTAAAGGAGTCCGATGAGCACAGTCACCTATTATCCTGGCTATAGCCAAGTTCAAGTGCAAGATAATTTGCGCGTGCAAACCATCGAGTCTATAACTAATTCATTTCCTATGGTTGTCACTACGGTTGACAATCATGGGTATGTAGCTGGAATGATGGTGGCTTTTTTAATACCTGTTCAGTTCGGAATGGTTGATCTAAATAAGCTAAATGCTCAAGTGTTATCTATTACAGATGACACGTTAACAATTAATTTGGATTCAACAAATTTTTCTGTATTTTCATACCCTTCTCCATTACCATCCGCTTATACACCCCCGAGTGTAATACCGAACTCCTCTGGACCCTATCTACCACCACTTCCTTTGCCTTTTGGCAACCAAAACAGCTTCGAGGGAGTAATTTTTAATGACGGAACCCCTGGGAACCCCATATGAGTGCACAATTAGTTAGCTTAGAGCAAATGGAAAACACAGTCAGACGAATGACTGCAAGGTACACTGAAGAACAGATGACCACGATTCAGATTGATAAGTACCTGAACTTATTTATGACATTGCACTTCCCTTTGTATTTTAAGAGTCTCAAGCTTACAAAACCGTACGTATTTCTGACAACTCCAAATGTTGACACCTATGATTTTGTCTATGAAGACACCCCAACAGATCCAAATACGGGGAATAGAACGCCTGCTTCTCCTGGTAATATCCAAATAACCCCACCCGTCTATTGCCAAGGATATGCATTAAGATACTACCAAGACAAATCCACATTCTATAATCGATGGCCAAAACTCACAGTCAATCAGATCATCAATAGCGGAGGAAATGGGGTAGGAGTTCCTTATACTGGAACCATTCCTTCAACTCCTTTCTTAAGAGCTCAGCTTGATATTTTTGGAAATGTTACAGAAGCAGCCGTGATTATCTCGGCTATAGTGAATGACTCACAGGCTGGAAACAGCGCGTTCAATTATGCATTATCTGACGTTCCTCAGCCAAATTCTAATATAGGCAATCTACTCGATCAGCAAGGAAATCCCGTTGGGACAGTGAATTACCTCACTGGCGCATATACTTTTACACCTGCGGGACTTGGAACTATTCCAGCCAATGCCACTATCTATGCCAGCGTTGTTCCCTATCAATCTTCAAGACCAACGGATGTCATCTTCTATAATCAACAAATCACATTTCGTCCAGTCCCACAGCAAGTCTATCAAGTCGAGTTCCAAATCAGCCAGCAACCTACTCAATTGATTGAAGCAAGAAGCGCACCTGAACTTGACGAATGGTATCTATTTATTTGCGCGGGAGCTGCCAAACTCATCTATGCAGACTTTCCCGATGATGATGGACTTGCGTCTCTTATGCCAGTATGGCAAGAGCAGCTATTAATCGCCCAAAGAAGGACTTTAAGACAGATGGGAAGTCAAAGGTCGGCAACCATCTTTAGTCAGCCAGGAAGGCCCGTTGCTTCGTGGTTCTGGGGAACTGAATATAGTGGGACAAACTAATGGCTTATAACCCGAATATTCCTTTGGTTACGGATTACATGGTGGTTTCTCAGCCTCAGATAAGATCCAACTTCCAGACAATCTTCAGTGTTTTCTCAAAGAATCATGTCACTTTGAATTCTACTACAGAAGGAAGAAGTCAGGGAATGCACACGGTTTTAACTCTAAGAGAGCAAACAGGTGATCCAGTAACTACAGCATCTCAAATAGCTCTCTATGCCAAGAACGTGGCTGGTGCAACTACTTTATTCTTCCGCCCAAGTAACAATCAAACACCTATACAACTTACCTATCCTTCGATCTCAACAGGACTCCAATCCACGAATCCTGATGTTTACTTAGATAGGCAATATTCTTATGTAGCGGGTCCCTTTGTGGTTTATTTCGGAAGATTATCTGTAACGGATGGCGATATCATTACGCTAACTCCTGCCGAAACCCTGATTTACGTAGGACTTGTTCAAGCGGGCGGATTTGGATCAGATAAACCGAGCGCAGCTGCAACAAACATAGCGGGAAATCAATTCACTGTAAGACTTCCTGCTACTGGAACTGCTGGACCCTTTCCAATCTATTACATGGCTATAGGAGTTTAATGGGAAATCCAATCAACTATGACCCAAATACCCCGACAAGACAGCTAAGTTTTGCTGACTGGCAAGTACAATTCATTCAGAATTTTACTCAGTTAGACACTGCATTTGCTAAAAATCACGTACCTTTGACTGATCCCACCGTTGCCAATAGAGGAAACCATACCTATGTCGAGATGGCAGAATCAACCACAGACGCCCAAACGAGCGCAAATGAGTTCTCCATTTTCGTTAAAGATGTAGAAAATCAAACCGATCAGGTCTTTTTTACGTATCCAGGAAATACCCCCGTAGTTCAGTTCACTAATTACCAAATCTATTCAGTGAAAGCCACCGATCAACAAACAACCTTTTTCACGTTCTTGCCAGGAAAGTTACTCGTCTATTTTGGAAGATTCGGACCATTTAATGCCACAGGAAATAACATTCTTAAGCTAAATCCCCCTGTCGCAAAGAACATTGTCAGCATGAACTTTTGCCATCAAGGAATCACACCAAAATATACACCTGCTGGAGTGGAAGAAACTATCGTTACTCAGACACCTTCCTTTGAATTCATCTTTACAAAGCCAGGAATCATTAAGGAAATCTATGTAATTCCTACGATTCCTTCGACGAATAACACAATGTATTACTGTGTGGTGGCAAATATATGACATACAATCCTGAAATCCCTCTATCTACCGAATCACCTAGCACTTCTGCTTCTCCTGTTCAGGTGAACTTCGATCAGTTTGCAGCCATTTTCTCTCAGCTAGCGCTTGGCGTTTTCTATAATCACATGCCATTTAATAGTTCAAGCCAAGGAAAGCATGCGTCTGTCATCTTCCAAAATCAAACTCTTGATCCTGGAGTAACGGAAGATTTAGGAGTACTGTATAGCAAAAACGCAATCTCAGCGGCTTCAACTGAACCCCAGTTATTCGCCCAAATTCCTAAGTTTTTGCCCACTCAAACAGACACAACCGACGCTCCAAATATTCCCATGCAATTGACTTACAACTCGGTGAATACTGCGGGTCCCGTCTATTACAGCTTCCTTCCAGGGGGCTACATATTTTACTTTGGATTAGTTACAGCGACAAATCTAGTGCCTCATACGATCACTTTAACTCCTGCTCCCACTCAGATTTTAATAGCCATAGCGAATCCCAATACAGTTGAAACAGGAAGTCAACATAGACCACTGAAGATCTCTACCAATATCACGGCGGCGAATACCTTCGATGTCTACGCAAGTTTCTCTCCTCTTCCTCAATATGACTTTTCATGGATGGCGGTGGCAATAGCATGAGCTCAACTAACTTTATGATAGGTCCTATAAAGGACGGCTTAAGAAAAGACATAAAACCCTATGCACTCACAGAAGATGCATTCGCGGTTTTGGTCAATGCCTACCAATGGAGAGGACGAGTTGTTAGACGATCAGGCTACACTCTTTTAGGTCGTCTTTCCAACAACACTCCCGTCATGGGATTGAAAACTAGAGAGCTATTTGGTTTAGGTCTGCAACAACTTATCGCCTTTGATACGACACTTGCCTATGAATTCAATACAGGAACGCTCACTTTCTTGCCTCTTCCCAGTGTAATGCCTGTGGTTTGGAGCGGTACAGACTATCAGTTTTTCTTTACCACGAATTATGCAGGAGCTTTTTGGGCTACCAATTCTAAGCCAGGATTAAACGGAATAGCAATTGCCAATATCAATAATGCCAATCCTGCACAAGTAACTACCACCGTGAATCATGGATTTACTACAGGTCAATCCGTCACGATTATCAACGTTACAGGTTATCCGCCTCTTCTTCCTTCCACTTCTCCTTTAAATGGTCAGGTATTCACTATCACGGTGACAGGATTAAACACTTTTACTTTAGATGGTTTGAATGGAGCGCTTTATGGACCCTATGTTTCTGGTGGTATCGCTCTTAATTCTCAAGTGTCTATTACTGGCCAAGATGGTATCCGATACTACGGAGCGCTGACCAACGGAACAGGATGGGCAAACTATAATCCTCCAGTCGATGAAAATAATGCTCTCATGGGAGCGTTGCTGATTTTCCCTTATAGAGGATATTTAATATTTCTTAATACGACTGAGGGAAATGAAGCTGAATTCTTTAATTATGGAAATAGAGCTAGATGGACACAGATTGGAACGCCTTATTACTCAGAACCAGTACCCACAACTCCAAGTCCACAAACAGCAGATCCAAAAGCTGTAAGAGACGATCTATTTGGACGTGGAGGGGCGAATGATGCACCAACCCAAGAAGTCATTATTGGAGCGGCTTTTATTCGTGACGTTTTGGTGGTTTATTTTGAACGTAGCTCTTGGAGGTTACGGTTCGTCAATAATGCCCAAAATCCATTCGTTTGGGAGCGTATAAACGTTGAGCTAGGGGCAAGTTGCACCTTCAGCACAATACCCTTTGATAAAGGCGTTATGGGTATCGGAAATAGGGGTATCGTCATTAGCGATGGAAATGACACGATTCGATTCGATGAGAAGATCCCTGATGACATCTTTGATATTCGCCAATCAGAGAATGGATACCAAAGAGTCTATGGAATAAGAACGTTTAGAACGCGTCTAAACTACTGGACAATCCCGAGTGCTAGCAACCTACTTGGCAAATTCCCCGATCAAGTGCTAGTTTTTAACTATGAAACTCAGAATTGGAGCTATTTTGATGACTGTTTCACCTGTTTTGGATACTATTACCCAGAAACATCGGACCTTGGCGATAGATGGATTGACTTAACTCAACCTTGGCCAAACTACGATGATAAGAACTGTGAAGCTGGAACCTCACACTCTGGACTTGAGACTGTCGTTGCTGGAAATCAGCAAGGTTTTGTCTTTAGATTAGAGCAAAAGAACTATCAAAATGAACCAAGCCTATTTATTCAGGGGATTGCTGCTAATGTCATTACTAGCCCAAATCATAACTTACCTGATAAGACATGGATTTCTCTTTCGAATGTAAGCGGAACTACTAGCGCTGACGGAGAATCCTTAAATCAAAGAAACTTCCAGATCAGTTATTTAACTGCCAATACCTTCTCTCTTAATGAATTTGAACCGATCAATGCAGGACTTGCAAGTGGTGCTTCATTTGGCACAACATTGGCCCCTTATTTCATTAATTTTGTACCAATTTTAAGAGGGTCGGTTCGTATTTATGTTGGGGCTATTCTTTTTACTGATTCGGCGCTTGATGGGATTCTTACATCGAATGTTGCTGGAACTGTCGGAACTATTAACTACCTTACAGGAGCTTTAACCCTTACGTTTAGCCCTCCTTTAGGTGCTCCGACTCAAGTGAATATCTATGTGGTAGCAGTTGACCCCGAACAAATCCTAGTCCCTGTAAATCTGACTGGGGTTTATGTTCCTGGTGGTCTGATTACAAAAATCTCAAACGTTGATATCCAATCCAAAATCTTTAACTTCTTTAATGAAGATGCAGGAACAAGACTTAGCAAGATTGATTTCTATACGAATCTTACTGCTAATGGTCAGTTCCAAGTTAACGTTCTTGGAGATAGTAGCAATTTACCTATAAACACTCCTCTTCCTGACAACTTACAAAGTAATGTGGTCTTAACAACCAAGAACCCTTATCAAGTTGGCTCAGGATCTGAGACGATTTATAGGTTATTCTGTGATGCAACAAGCCAAACCGTCCAAGTTCAACTCAATCTCAGCGATAAGCAAATGGCTGTCTCAGCGATCAACGATCAAAACATCGAGATTGTGGCCATGATGTTTACGATTAGAGATAGAGGTCGCTTAGTATGACGGCTCCCGCTCAACCAAACAATCCTTCTAATCTTTTTACTCCCTTTCTGGAATCCACCTACAATATCCCAGAGGAAGACGATAGAGGAAGAGCCTATTTAAATGACAAGTTATCGGCTTTATCTGATGTGGCAAATGACAAGAAGATCGGATTGTACGTTCAAGAAGCTGAGAACTTCAACGGAGAGAAATGGGTCTATCTTACCACGAAAAAGGTAAGAAACGGATACCAAGCCATCGCCTATATTCAGAATCTTCCCAATGCTGGCGTCATTACAATTCCAAATCCCATCCCTAATATCAACGAGCAATTTGTAGTCACTCACACATGGGGCTCAGCTTCTCTTCCTTGCACTTCGATAGGAGCAGGAGATGGAAATTACTTTTCATTCTTCACACTTGGAAACCCAAATATTTTTTATACATTAAGCGATACTCAAATCGTCATCACCACAACAGTTGATTTAAGTGCCTATAGTTGCTTCATAGTTATTGAGTATTTGCGCGATGGAGTGTAAAAAATAAGTTTATGATATGGTCACAAAAAACATGAGGTAGTTATGGACCCTTCAACAATGATGATGTTATTTAGCATGCTTGGCCCTGCTTTAAGCGGTGGCATGGGAGGACAAGAAGGTGAGTTCAAATCTACCTATAATCCTAATCAACTTGGCTTTCTAGACAATATGCTGAATAATATTAAAGGTCAGAATCAAGATATCACTCAAAACCAGAACTACCAGCAAGGCCAAGATTGGCTGCATTCTTTATTCAGTGACCCAGATTTCTTCAAGAACTTTGAAGCTCCTTTACAAAGACAGTTTCAAGAAAACACAGTGCCTGAATTAGCTAATCGTTTTGCTGGTATGGGATCAGGTGGGTCTATGGGCTCCACAGCTTTTAGAAATCAATTAGGTAGAGAAGGAAGCAATCTATCAACGAATATCGCAGCCTTAAGAGGTGGAATGCAGCAACAGGGTGTAAATCAATCCTTGCAGTATGGACAACAACCAATTCAGAATATGATGCAAATGATGCAACAGGCTTTACAACCAACTCAAAACGTATACCAACCACCAACGGCTGGACCTATGGGGGATATTATGTCATCTCTAGCAGGTGGTTTTGCAAAAGGATATGGAAACAAAATGGGTCAAGGAATGGCGGGGTAAAAAATGGTTTCAATAATTCCAGCAGAGAGAACACCTTGGGATGTGATTGGAAAGAAGATTGGCGCAAATATAAGCGAGAATCTTCCTGGAGCAGTCGAGCAAGGATATAATAGAGGTCTTCTTCAGCAAAGTTTAGCGAAAATTCGTGACATTGCAAAAGATCCCAATGCGAGTCCTTTAGATGCAGTTTTAGCAACGATGGAAGCAGGAGCAGGAATACCAGGAAGTGAAAGGTATCTTGGAATGCTTGCGCCTGAAATCATGAAGCTTGCTCAAGCAAAAGTAGCTCCTAAAACTCCTCTAGCAAGTGAACTTGATGGAGGAGGACGAGAATCTCCTCAAATGACTCCAAGACAAGAGTTGCCTGGATTTATGGGACAACAAAGAGAAGCTCAAAAAGCTACCGAGTTTTTCCCTACTAATGTGGGACCAAAAGAGCAAGTAGGTAACGTTTCACAAGAAGCCACAACAGGCGTTAAAATGCCTTTGCTTACTCCAAGTGAATATGGACCAAGAGCAAGACAAATAGCCGAAGAAAGGACTAATGCGGGCATCCCTACTACTCCTCAGCAAGCAATAGAAGAGGTGAAGCAGCATGAAGAAGATAAAAAGATTCATAATGCCAAAGTCGATGAAGAGCTAAAACAAAGAGTCTCAGGTCAAGAAAAGTATGGCATGAGAGCGGTTGAATCCCTCAATAAAGTTCTACCCGATAGTCCGCCCGAAGTACAAGCCTACTTCAAAAAGCTTGGAGAAAACGTTTCTAAAGAAGGGAAAAGCGAAGCTGAAATTGATAGATTCCTAGCTGAAAAAGCCAAGAACTTTGCTAATTCAGTTAACAATATCAAAACAGATATCTCAGCTCCTAGAATTCATAAGAATTTAGTGAGGGGATTTCTTGGAACTTATAAGAATTTCGATCAAGCGGCATCCGATGCTAGAAAACATCTTAAGCCATTGCTAGATGCTCAGCTATATGACTACTCAAGAAATCTTCTAGCAGAGCAAGGTTATTACCCCGAAGAAAGAGAGATCATCGTCAATCCTTTGACTGATAAATCTCAAGCTTTATTGAATGCAGTTCCAACACAACCAAAGCCATATAGGATTGGTGGAATGGCTGGGACTCCCGTTAAGCTTGATGCAAATGCAGGCGACAAGGATGAAATCAAAACCTCTTTATTGGAATTGAAGAAGATTGAGCCTAACTTTAGCCTTCCTCTAGCTAGAAAAACATTCGAAGACAAGCATTATGGATGGAGAACCTTCAAGGATGCTTTAAATGAATTACAGGAAGAAGGGTTTGCACTAGAAGACGACCAAAGAACCCAGATGGGTATACTTGATTCACCTCCTTTGACAGAACTCGAAAGAATTCTCGAAGGCTTAAATTTGCAAGGAAGATAATGATCCCTCAAATAGCTAACTCATTGTCAAGCGGCTTTACATCACAGCAGATTATTGCCTTTTTGATGAGACAATTTCCCTCTCAATCTAAGAAAATACAAAAGGCTTTGTCTTCGGGTTACACCGCTGAACAAGTGCTTAAGTTTTTGTCAGGAGGGAAAAAGGGATTAGCACAGGAAGAGCCTCAAGTTGGAACTGAACATGCAAAGGCAAGAAATCTTGATATTCAGAGAAGAGAAAATGTCAATAAAACGGCATTAGGTGCAGCAGGTGCAGGAGCTTTAGCGATAGGTGGGGGTCTAGCCGCTCCTATGGCAACTCAAGCTTTACAGCGTGCAGCTCCTCAACTATTTGGGCCTGGATCTATCGTGGCCCCTCAAGCACCCGTAACACCTGCGGCCATAGCCACCCAAGCCACACCCCAATTGCCATTAAGTCCACCGCAATCACAATCTTTAGGAACCAGTCCACTTCAACAACCTCCTGTTGCTCCAAGTTTAGCACAACCTGAAGCTGCAATTCCACCTCAAGTAAAACCTAGTATAGCAACTGAAATTTTAAATAAGTTTCCTGGTGTTGAAGCGAAAATCAATGACATGCTTGCGAGTAAAAATACTCCCGAGGCAATCGCTCAATACTTCAAGCAATTCAATCCAAGTCAGACCAAGAAACTTGAGAAAGAAGCAGGCGTTTCCATACAGGAGATTATCAGTGAATATGTCGCCAAAAAGCAGACGGAAGAACCGCCGAGTGTGGAACCCCAAGGCCAAGAATTGGATGTACCCGAAGAAACGGCTGAAGTAGAACCTGTTAAAATAGAGACAGGACATACGGTCGCATCTCCTCAAGGAATGGGTGAAGTTAAAGCTATCCGTAACGGAAAAGCAATTATTGAAGTGGATGGAAAGAAACACCAAGTCAATGAAGATGAGTTAATCCAATCTCCAATCCCTGAAAAAGATCTTGCCGATCTATACGATGATCTCATTAGCGGAATCGAAAAGACTACAGGAAAACAAGTATCTAGAAACGTCGATTGGGCTGGATATGATCCAACCACCAATGAATTAGCATATAAGCCTCATGGAAGCGATAAACTATATGCATACGAAGATATAGCCCCTGAAGATGTTGAACTCCTTACAAGCCTTTTAACACAGCGTAAATCAACAGGTGAAAACTTTATCGGAGCTTGGGCGGCGGGAACGGAATCTCCTATTGGTGCAGCAATGTATCAGCTCATCAAGAAACTACAATCTGAACGTGGTGGAAAAGGAAACGAATACAAGAATAAATACGAAACCATTTATGATGCTTTAGAACCCGCAAAGAAAGCAGCTAAGGAACGCCATGCAGAAAGAAAGAAAAAAGCCAAAAAGCCAAAACCTCATTAAGCTCTTGTATTTCTTAGCTAATCATAAGAAAAAGAAGAAGTGATCTGCTAGCAATCGTGATCCTGTTCACTGTTTTTATTTAATCGTTGAAGTGCCAATTCAGATTGGCACATGTTCTTTGCTAATTCCATGAATTTACAGGTAAGCTCAAATTCATGCTGATATGTTTCACAATAAAATTTATATACCTCTCCAGCATAATCCCAAAATTCACATATAGAACCGCCTTCGGGATTACGATAAATTATTATTTCAAAAAATCCTTGAACATCTTCTGCGGAATTAAAAAATGGAGGACAAATTTTTTGTTTAATAGTAAATCCTTGATGAGCCCTTGCATCATCACACTTATCAATATCATCAGGATATTCAAAAGACTTTTTAGTATATCTATCTGGTTTAACATTGAAGATTGTGATGTGATCCGTTGCCATATTTATACTCCAAAAAAAGGAACTTTATAAATTAATTCTTTTAATTTACTCTTAGATTTACCAGTACATAATTCAGAGCATCCGTCAAGATTGCTTAGATTTTCTCTGACTTCACCAAGCCACTTATTGTATAAATCTCTCTCTTCATCATTGCAAGATCTATTGAAATCATGCCACAATCTTGCAAAGGGATCTGTTATTTCACAAGATGGACAGTCATATAAGAATGTATGTTGAGGATTCTTTCTCTTTCTTCCAACTTGAGTCCATTTTCTACATTTTGGGCATCTTGAACCACCAGACCTTCCTTGAGCTAATTCTTCTTCATCCCAATAAAAGTGTTCACCATTGCTTATGGCTTCTTCAATGCTAGTGATGTAATTCATTATTTTAACTTTTGTTCATGAGACATTAAATGCGCTTTAAATTCTGCATCTTGTCTTTCCAATTTTCCATGAAAATCTTTAATTTCTTCTTGAATGCTTCTAAGAATTTGACCTGTTTCAGCTCTAAAAGATTCCATTTTTGAATCCATTAATCGCCAATCTTGTCTTGATTCTGATCTAAACCAAACGATCAAAGCTGCGTTTGCAAAAAATAGTGTTAAGATTTGTATCCATGATTCATTCATTTTGCCACCTTTGACGCTAGGTCTTTAATGATCGAGACATGTATAGCCTCGATGCTCTTTTTAGATATCCTATAAGGGCTTTTAGGTCCAATACCTATACGTATAGCAACCAAAAACCCCTTTTTGAGTGCTCTACGAATAGTATTCTGATGTACCCCGAATATAATAGCAGCTTCCTTAATTGAATAAAACTCCGAATCCATGTCTACCTCGTAATGTTGGTATATATAGGTGAATCATTGTTAATCAGGAACATGTAAATGAAATTTTTGATTTGCAATAGTGAGGTCAAAGTAAACAACAGAGGTTTATATGACTTCCCCCTTCATTCCAAATTCGTTCACATACGGCGACGCACCACAGGGTGGAGCAGTCATGCCAATGGTTATTGCAGGAAGAGATCCTTCCGATACCATAGATAAACAATATGACGCAGGCTACTTGTGGTTATCAGCCATTAACCTTGGTGGTTCAGGTCTTTTATTCTATCAAGCAGGTAATCAAGCAGGAACGCCAACATGGACAGTGTCATCTTCTGCCGCTGGTGCTCTTAACACTTTATCTGACGGATCAACGGTGGTTTTACCTAGTGGGGGCAACATTGCTCTTACGGGAACAGTCAACCAGATCACGACAACTTCAAGTGGACCATCTCATGAAATTGTCTTCTCTCTGCCCACTACCCTAATTGCCCCTGGATCGATTGCATCTACAACCACAATAACCGCAGCCACTGGCTTAACAGTGAGTGCAGGCGGAGCGGCAATTACAGGAAATAGCACAGTTACGGGCGATTTAGCTGTATCAGGAGCCTTGACAGCTGGATCTATTACTTTCACAGGTCTTTCAGTCGATGGAACCGTGACTATAAACACAACGGGAGCAGGAACCACAACTATCGGAAATGCTGCCGCTGGAGCCATCACCATCGATGTAGGCACAGGAAACTTCGCTTTGAACGGCGGAGGAAATGAAATCCACCTCGGAGATGATGCGGCCGCAAATATTATAACTCTTGGTAATGCTACTGGAGCCACTTCAGTTCATATCGCAGCAGGAACAGGCGACGTATTAATCGATGGAGCAGTCCTTGCCTCTATCACTTTAGGAAATGCCACTCAGACAGGATTAATCTCTATCGGTGTTTCGACAGCAGGCGAAAACGTAAGCATCAATGATGCAGTTCCCGCAGCTTCAAGAACCACTACGATTGCAGGAGGAACCATTGTAGGTGCGGTTACCGATACCATCGATATCGCTCCCGATGGCGCCACCACAAATGCCGCTGCGGTTAAAGTAGTCAATATCAATACGGGCACTGTGGCCACTGGACAGGTCCTCACAAATATTGCTTCTGGCACAGTGACTTCAGGAACTCATACAACCAATATAGCTACAGGAAATAGAGCCGCTGGAACGATGGACATGAACATCATGACAGGTACAGGGACTAAAACCTTAGATATCGGTAACGCTGATGGACTGACCACGACTACAGTCCTAGGTCCTGTAAATATCAATACCAATCAAAACAACAACGTTTCAATAAACGGTGGAACCTCAACGGGCACTATTACCATTGGTAATACAGCTGCGGGAGCGGTTGTTTTAAATTCAGGAAGCACGATCACTATCGGGGATGCGACAGCGGGAGCAATTACAGCGGATACAGCTGCAAATATTTCCTTGGATTCAGCTACCTCTTCAAACTTCACAGTTACAGGAGCGGGAGCAGATTTGTTACTCAATTCAGTTGGCGGATCGGTTTTAGTTGAATCGACAGAAGATGCAGCTTTGGCAATAAGATTGCATGCTAACGGTGGTGTATCTGAAACAATTCAAATTCACTCGGACCAAGGAACAGGAGTCGCTTCAATCGGACTTCTTTCAGATGTAGGAGGAATTACCCTTACGGCTACAGGATTAGCGAGTGCAGATGCCATTAATCTTGTGGCGACAGCGGGTGGAATCGACATGGATTCAGCCCTTCAAACTAACATCGCTTCTTCTCAAGCGGCTGCAACGGCTGTTCAAATCACAGCTTCTGACGCAGCGGGTGGTATCACCTTAACTGCAACGGGAACAGGTGGAGTAAACGTAGCTGGAAACCTAAATCTTACTGCCGTTGCAACACAAATCTCTATGAATGGTGGAGCTGCAACCGACTTTATCGGAACAGCAACTTTGATCGGTGGCCAGGCAACAATATTAAATACAAATATTGCCGCTGGGGATCGAATCATGATTACAAGAAGCGCATTAAATGCCTCACCTGCACTTGGATTCCTTCTGTACACAATCAATGCGGGTGTTTCATTCGTTGTTGATTCTTTAAGTGCCGCTGGAGCTGCTGTAGCCACTGACGTTTCAAGCTTCACTTATGTAATTGTTAGACAGACCTAGCAAATAAAATAGGTTAATGGTAAATAAAATTTTATTTTTACCATTAACCTAGGAGAAACCCATGTTGAAACTAGCAAACGTTTTTGAAGTTGTCAGAGCAGATAGAGTTTATACATTGACTTTACCAAGCAATGCTCCTCTTGGTGAATTGCATGATGTGATTTTTCAAATGAGGTCTTTTGTGGTCGATAAGATCAATGAATCGATCGCAGCTGAAAAGCCAAAAGAACCAAAAGAGCAACCAAAGGTTGAATAATGATAGGAAGTCAAAGCGCCGCATTTGATACCGAGCTTAGAGTGGTGGCCCCTTTTACAGGGGTCGCTCAATTGCTCGGAACTTTAGTCAATAGTCCAGCTATTCTTTTTTTTAGCAATGACACGGATGTTGATGTTTTCTTTGCTGATAATGATGGTTCCACTAAGGGACTTACCATGACGGCAGGAGAAAAAATAGTTCTTGATAACACAGCCAATCGCACGGGTGAGGTCAATACTCTTACCTTTAATGTAGGAACAAAATTCTACGTGACTGGGGCAGCTGGAACAGGAACTTTTAGAGTGGGAGTCATATACGCAAAATGAGCCAAATCCATAGTCCATCAACTGTTAATCCGCCTCCTCCATCGGTTCCAACAATGTTCGTTACAGATGATGGGACGGCTAATCCACTAGTCAACACATTAAATGTGAATGGCGTTCAGTCGGATGAAAATGAACCCAATGGGATTTTGACAAGAGCAAATCCAAACGGAAGTAATAACTTAGAAATAATTTTGACAAATCGTGTATCTGGAGTTACCACAACAAATACCGCTACGCCTGCAACCGTAGCAAGTTTGGACTGCGGAAGTACCCCAGGGGTTTATAATTTTGACATTCAGGTAGCAGGATACGATTTAACAGATATCGCGGCATGTGGATATTTCATTTCTGGAAGCGTAAGGACCACAGGTCTTGCAGCTACTTTAGTCGGAACACCCGACAAAATCACCAATGAAGAGCCCGCAACAACTACATGTGACGCAAATCTAATCGTCAGTGGAAACAATGCAGTCATCCAAGTCACAGGAATTGCAGGGAAAACAATCAATTGGAGAGTCCTTTCTCAATATATTTTCGTAAGCTAGGAGTTTAATATGGCAGGTTTTGATAATGATGTCGTTTATGGAATAAACGCAGACTTCAGTAATGCCTTGGGCGGAACTGGGGCCGATCCTAGTGGAGAGCTTTTAACAGATGGTCAAATGTGGATAGGTTCCACAGCTTTGAATCCTGGAGGAACCAATATCAATGTTGGCACTCTTACTTCTCCAGGCGGAAGCGTCACAATCGGATATTCTTCTCCCAATATTACACTCGAAGCAGGAGGAGCCGTACCGACTACTTTTACAGCTGATTCAGGTACAGCCACACCCGTAGCAAATAACATAAATCTCCTTGGTGGAACGAATGGAATTGACACAGTCGCCTCAGGCGATACAGTCACATTTAATTTCGATGTCGCAGAGCAACCAACTATTGCCACCTCCTATGCTACTCCATCGGGCACAGCAATACCCGCTTTAAACGTTCTTACTTTTGCAAATGGTACAGGTGTTTCTATCACGGCAGCAGGATCGACAGTCACGGTAAATGCAAGCGCCACGACACCTCTTTCTTTCCCAACAGATTCGGGAACCGCAACCCCTGCGGCTAATGCTCTTACTATAGCAGGATCAGGAAGCATAACAACATCAGGAGCCGCGGCCACAGTCACCGTTCAACTTACAGGACTCACAAATCATGCTCTTTTAGTCGGAGCAGGAACGACCACAATCACGAAAGTGGGACCAACAGCAACAGCTGGTCAAGTCCTTCAATCAGCAGGAGCCGCAGCCGATCCCGCTTTTTCAACGGCTACTTATCCATCCGTGGCCACAGGAACAGGCACGCTTTTACGAGCAGATGGTACGAATTGGTCTCCTACCACTTCCACTTACCCGAACACCAATGCGATCAATACTCTACTTTATGCCTCAGCCGCAAACGTTATGTCCGCACTGGCCACAGCAAATGACGGGGTTTTAGTCACAAGCAATACAGGAGTTCCTTCCATATTGGCAGGTCCTGGAACCACAGGAAATATTCTTCAGTCAAATGCCGCAGCTGCACCAAGCTTTTCTACAGCGACTTACCCATCGACGACGACCATTAATCAGATCCTTTATTCCTCAGCAAATAACGTAGTAGGTGGAATCACAGCGGCTAATAATGGAACCATGATTTCAAGTGCTACAGGAGTTCCTTCCTGGCTTGCAAACGGAACCACAGGACAAGTATTAACGGCGACAACAGGATCTCCCCCTTCATGGGCTGCCGCTGCTGCTGGATTTGCGACAATAAATGTTCAATCATTCACTATAAACGGAACTTACACGCCTACAGCAAACATGAAGTACTGTCTAGTTGAAGCCGTAGCAGGCGGAGGCGGAGGCGGAGGCGCTGTGACAACTGGAGCGGGACAGGCAGCCGCAGGAGCAGGAGGTGGAGGTGGAAGCTATCGTTATGGATTCTATACGGCCGCGGACATTGGAGCTTCAAAAGCTGTGGTTATTGGAGCTGGTGGAACCGCTGGGGCAAATACTGGAGGAAACGGAGGAACAGGTGGAAGCACTGGATTGACTGGTTTATTCAGTATTGACGGAGGAGCAGGAGGAGTAGGAAGCGGAGCTGCTGCGGCATCTTGCGCAACTCAAGGTGGTACGGGCGGAAATCCAACAAGTGCAGGCATTCAAGCCTTTGGAGCTTCTGGAGGATCGGGAGCATGTGGAGCCGCTTCAAACGCAGGAGCTTTTGCAATCGGTGGTAACGGAGGATCTTCTTATTTCGGTGCTGGAGGAAGAGGTGGCGCTGCCATAGCTGGAAGATCAGCGGGTGTTAACGGACTAACCTACGGTGGTGGTGGTGGTGGAGCTGCTGTAACAGCGAGCCAGACTGGATTCACTGGTGGAGTAGGAGCCGCAGGATTTTTATGGGTAACTGAGTTCATTTAAAAGAGAGAGAACATGGATAAACAGATTAGAAAGATTAAGAAAGAAACAAAAAAAGTTGGCAAAGACCTATCCCATTTAGAAAAAGAAGACAAAAAAAGGGATAAGGTCTGCGACTACGGCGCTAAAATGATAAAGAAAAAAAAGTAATGTAAAGCGGCTTTACATCACAATCCGCCTACATGCCAGGAGCGATTAATTTCGCTCTTTTGCATTACAGTCGGAAACACAAGCAAAATATCCCAAAAATCCTTCTCATCCTTGAATCTGATCTTACTTCCTTCCTTGATTTTAGGATCGGAATCAGTCCATGTGACACGCTTCACGTTATTTTTTTGAACTACTACTTGCTGTACTAACATTTTTACTCCTAAGAGATGTTGGAAAATCTAACATCTCAGCTTTGGATTCTAGTTTTTTCTTAAGATAATCGAGTTCATCCTGTTGTTGGTTAAACTTGAACTCGAATTCTTTTCTCAAAGCATCCAATCTCGCGAACATCCCGCGCCTTACATTGGTGAGCTCTTTTTTAACTAAATTTAGCTCTTGTCTTGTGAGTGATTCTTCATCATTTGGCTCAAAAAGATCAAATTGTACTGCGTAAGCCATTCACACCCTATTTTGGCACTCTATTTTACTCCTACGCAAAATTGATTGATACTAAAATAATTTTTTGGTTAGATCGCGATATCATATACCAGAGGAAAAAATGAAAGAAACTCCCAAGCAAAAAGCTAAAATTAAGAAAGTTATGCATGAAGCCAAAGAAGGCAAATTGCATAGTGGTTCAAAGAAAGGACCTCTTGTAACTAATCCCAAGCAAAAGATTGCAATCGCTATGAGCGAGGCGGGTATTTCCCGTAAGAAGAAGTGAAACAGTCAGTCATTGGATTTTTACTGATGATTGGCATTCCCTTCTTCCTCGTTTTACTCGTTTATGGATGTACATTGAATATCGTGCAAACCGATACGCACGGTCACGCGTCCGATGTTTCGGATGTAACATCCTCTGATTCGGCAGATTTAGAACCTAGACTAGATTTGCCCTAAAGATTCCCCCTAGCTGATTCTAGGGGGATATCTTTTTATATAGTTAACTTCTTTATAAGATCTTCGACTTCATTTAAGATCCTATTGATTACATCGTCTTTTTGATTTCCTTGGTAGATAGACAAAGAGACGTAGATTCGGTTCAGGGAGGAGACTCCCTGACCAAGTTTAAATCCTACTGCAAGCGCATCGTATTCTTGATTCATGCTTTCACCTGCTTATTTTTCCAAGGATTGAAATCTGTCCAAAATACTTTCGGATTTTCATAAATCTTAAGTGTTTCTTCAGCTGATTTCTTCCAGTGGTTTGAGTATTTAGTCAGGTAATCAATAATCAAGTCTTCGTCTGGTGGATCAAAAGCCAATGCATAGTTACGGAACATCTCACGCCTCTTATTAGGATCTATTTCAACCTCTACCTTTTTGTCTTTGTTTAGCGTCTTTTTATTGTCACAGGCTCTTTCCCCATCATCATCATCTTGAATGACTCCTAAGATGGCGCAAAGCGAATAACGACGCATATAGGTAATAGCTGATCCGTATCCTTGTGGATCATTCTTCACAGGATTCAAAGGGGCGATGGATTTAAACCACTGTCCAGAACTATGAACCAAAGTGGTTACTAAAACGTTTTTGCTCTCGATGATATCCATCTGCTGAACAACGGCAAGATTATTCTCTGTTAGGAGATCCTTGCAAGTTGCCCATACTGTAGCTAAATCCGCATACTTACTCTTGAAGAATGGATTAGCACTGTCTTTGGCCGCAAAATCAAGCTTGGCCTGAAGTTTTATCAAAGCCAAAGTGATATCGATAATGTTTTCTGATTGCATTTGCATAATTAGCCCCTTCCTGTTGTGGAAATAATGGATAATTTGCATAATCCGAATTGTGTAAATTTTTTCATAGCATTCCCTTATTTGGTTAAAAAAGCTGCCTCTCTAGTTCCTGCTAGAGAGGTTTTTCATAAATAGTCCAAGTCACTTGGTTCTTCCCCTTTGTCTTTGAAGAAGTATCTGTGAGCCTCAAGGATTTTAAAGTACAAGCCTTTATGCTCCAAGTAAATGTATTCTTTGGGTTTTTTACCCGTTTTTTCAAGTCTGACAAATTCCGTCCTCACTATGTTATATCCTGCTTTGATACAGAGATATTTGTAGGCTTCGGCTTGTAAACTCCATGTCTTGCTTTCTTTGGCAGGTGTTTTATAATCCACCAATACCAAGCCTTCTTCGACTACATAAATATCGTCTGGCTTACCTGTAATCATGAGCTCATCGCAGTACAATCGTGGTGGAAGTGGTAAGAATTGCTTACCAGTTGCCCATATGTCATAGGATTTCATGTATCCCGCTATGTGCTCAGGATCTTCACCTCTTCCAATACCCATCCGAATTGCTTCGATAGTCTTATGTACTAGAGTCCCTCGGTCTGCTGCATTAGCTAAAACTTCGGGATCTATTTTCGATAGTCCTGAGTAAATTGAGAGGATTTCAGTCACTCTCAAGTATCCTGGCTTAATAAAATCTTCTTCCATTTTCCTCACGGTCATAGTATTCGTTCATGTAAGAGTCTTCATATTTCTCATCTAAAAGGATCTTCTCAAACTCACTCTCATTTCCGTTCAAAGCAGCAATGTGCTTTTCACTTAAGAAGAGTTGATCTACAATCTTTACCGCTTCAGGTAACTCTTCGGCAAATCCAAAGGCGATTGTTGTAGCAATCTCTTCGGCATAGTTTGGTTGGACTAGGATATGGAATCGCTTTATGGCATCGGTTCTATACCTATCCAACTCTTCTGTGACATGGTATCTCCAGTCATCAAACGGCTCTTCTAACATGAAACTCATTGTGTGCTCCTTATAGGTTTCAGCTTGACTTTCAGAAGCAAGCTTGTTATTCTTATAGGGTCAGATTAAACGATCGTTGAATTTAACTCAACACCTTTCAAAAAAACAGGGAAGAATTTATGAAATTAGATAAATATTTGGAGGAGCAAGGATGGACCCCAACCTTGTTCGCGAGGAAGAGTGGATTGTCTTACACCACCATTTTTAACGTTGTCTATGAGCTCAAGAATATTAGTTTGAATACAGCCTTGACCATCGTTAAAGCCACTGATGGACAAGTCACCTATGATGACCTCGCTTTCGTTCCCTCCAAAAAAGGCATATGGCCAGCTATGAAACATAGGGGCAAGCACAAAAACGGCAAAAAAGCAGATGATTAGGAAGTAAAAAAAAATGACCACGACAGCTCTTAGATATGGATCTGATCGCATGTCACTGAGGAGTTCTTTTAGTATTTCTTTCATAATTTTGACCTTATCCATGTTAAGGAATAAATTCAAAATATTTTTTCACCCTTTTCTGAAATGGAATCGTGTGATAGAACAGAGCTTTTCTGAAGAAAATAAAAAGGGCCCATATGAAGAAGCATATGAGCCCTAAAATGGAGATAAAATGAATAATCGGATCTTATTTCAAACCCATTTGCATGTCAAACGAGTAATAGAAAAAGATTTGAGAGTTTAAAAAAAAATAGCTAGTGAGCCCTAAATTCTCACTAGCAATGGGAAAATAACAGGTCAAAGGACACTGAATTACATCTGGCGATGTGCAAATTCGGATTAATCATAGTGTTCCTCTGTATTTTCTCGCAAACAAAAAGAGGAAACATTATGTCCAAGCCTTCTATTCAAAAAAATATTTCACCTGCCGAGCTATACGCAGAGCATTATCAGAATTCAGAGCCTAAGTTCTATACGCGTGTTCCTAATATCATCGATCATTTAACCTATACAGTTGAAGAAAACGGAAAGAAAAAAACCAAACGACTATCCGTTTACGCCAAAGAACTCTATAGAATCATACGAATGATCGCTTCGGATGAAGGTTCATGTTGGAATTCAACTGAAAGTCTCGCCAATAAAATAGGGTGCTCGGTTGGTTCGGTAGTCAACGCAAAAAAAGAGCTTTTGATGCCAATGGATCAACTTGATGGAAATGCTCTTGTTATCGAAAAAAGGAAAACCATAAAGAAAACTGGATCCAATGGGAAATCTTTTTGTACTGTCCTATGTACTCGAACAATCGTAGATATTTGGCGATGGAATAATGCTTTCATGGCGACTGTTAAATATCAGAATCAATATGGGGGTACGGATTCACATGGTGAATGTGTATGTACTACGGATTCATGGGGTGAATCTGTCCACCTAGGTACGGATTCATGTGGTGAAGGTAATAACATCCCTTCTAAGAAGAACCCTTTGTTAAAAGAACAACAAACCACGGCTGACGCCGCTCCTGTTTGTCTTTCTGAAAAGAAAAAAGGAAGGCTGTCTCTTTCAGGTTCTCAGCGTAAATGCTACGAATGGATGATGGATAACGGGTGTGATGAAAAGTCCGCTTATTACATGGCATCTAGTTACACTAGTCAAGAAATCGCTAATGCTTCGGAATACGTGAATAAACAGTTCAAGAAAAACAAGGCCAAAGACAACAAAATCGACAATCGTTGGGGATATTTTAGACAAACACTCAAAGGACGTTACTGGGAGGATTCGAAGAATGCGTAGAAATCCACACAGATCTCCCTTTGAAACCTACAAAATCAGAGCGGCAGTACGAAGAGCCATATACAAAAAAATTAGATCAAATCGCCTTAAAACCGCATTATTGAAGGATAGAGCATGCTACTTATCTCGTTTAACGCGCCCATAGAAACAGTTAGTGAAGCCAATAGCTCAGAACATCGCATGATTTCTTACAAAAGGCACAAGAAACAGAAGAAACATGTGGGCTTTTACATGAGTCAATTGTCTCTTTACAGAGATATGCCCTTAATTATAAAGTTGATCCGAATTTCTCCGAGAAAATTGGACAAAGATGAGAATTTACCTATGGCGTTTAAGTGGGTAAAGGATGCCATAGCAGATATTTTAATTCCTGGTAAACAGGCTGGTAGAGCCGATGACTCTCCCTTGTTTAAGTGGGAATATGACCAAGAGAAAGGTAACGTGAAAGAGAATGCGATTAGAGTAGAAGTGTATGAGAGATAAAAGAGTGCCAACGAATTGGCACCCAGTTTTTCAACCTACATCCGATAGGAGACCTCACCCTAAAATAACTTCTTTTTTAGGTCAATACCTGTCGAATGTAAAGCGGCTTTACAAGGATAAAAATGAAAGTTATTGAAGGAATTCCAGTATGGGGAGATCCATTACCCGAAGCAGTAGAACAAATGAAAGAGGCTGCCAAATATGACGCGGTTTACTCTGCCCTTATGGCCGATCATCATATCGGTTATTCTGTTCCTGTTGGAGGTGTTATTGCTTATGAGGGTCGAATCTGTGTCAATGGGGTTGGTTTTGATATCGCTTGCGGTAACAAGGCAGTTTTGCTTGATTGTGATTCTCAGGAAATTAAAGATAATATTTACAGGACTATGAATGAGGTCAACAAGCATATCTCTTTTGGTGTAGGAAGAAACAACAAGGAGACGGTGGAACATGAGCTATTTGATGATTCTATATGGGATGATATTGATATCTTACATTCCCTTAAGGATAAAGCGCGATCGCAACTCGGTACTGTGGGCTCTGGAAACCATTACGTGGATATTTTTATTGATGAGTCCAATCGCATTTGGATTGGGGTACATTTTGGTTCACGTGGCCTTGGCCATTCAATCTGCACACACTTCGTAAAACAAGCAGGAGGAAAAGATGGAGTCCATGCCGTCCCAGTCATTCTTAGTGAGTCTTCAGACCTCGGACAACAATATCTTAAATGCATGGAACTTTCTGGTAAATATGCTTATGCAGGACGCGATTGGGTGTGTAACCGAGTTGCACGGATCTTACGTGGATCAATTCTTGATGAGGTACACAACCACCATAACTTTGCTTGGAAAGAAACACATTTTGGTAAAGATCTCTGGGTTGTCCGAAAAGGAGCAACTCCTGCCTTTCCTGGCCAAAGAGGCTTTGTTGGAGGCTCTATGGGAGATACCTCCGTTATCCTTGAAGGGGTCGAATCTGAAGAGTCTGCAAGTGCTTTGTATTCCACTATCCACGGAGCAGGTAGAGCAATGGGAAGAGTCGCCGCAAAAGGAAAGAGAGGAAAGCCTGGACTCGTTGATAAGGGAGATCATGATGAATGGATCAAGAATGTTGGAGTCGAAGTACGAGGAGGAGGTTTGGATGAATCCCCTTACGCGTACAAAAGAATTGGCGAAGTCCTTAGCGCTCATGCAAGCACAATTAACATCTTACACACCTTACGACCCATCGGAGTCTGTATGGCCGACGAACGGGAATACGATCCTTATAGGGACTAAAAATGAATGAGTGGTTTAAACCAAAAGACAAGAAACCCGAGCAGGGAAAGAAAGTGCTTTGCATGCACGAGGGTGACTTGTATGTAGCTCAAAGATTTGCGGAATGCTGGTTTTCCATCCCTTTCCATGACTCTAAATTTTCTAGATATTTTGAGCCTGATCTATGGCAAGAGATTGATTTTCCCCAAGGATTAAAGGGGAAAATGAAAGTCTGTGTCAATGGTGGTTTTTATGACATAGACTCTTTAGAAAAATTCCATCCTGATGTATACCATCAACTAAAGGAGGGTCAAAAGAACCTATTTGACCGAAAAGATCATGGTGTGCAAGTGGATAGCCTACAACCCCCTAACAATTGAGCAAAGACGATTGATAAAAGAAGGAATAGACATGAATATGTCTTACTCCGAGATAGCAGCTCATGCAGGAAGAATAAAATCAGTAGTGATGAGAGAAGCCAAAAGACTAGGAAGACCTGAAGATTACGACCCTGATAAAGCGCAAAAGGACTTCGAAGAAAAGAATAAATTGATTGGTACGAAGAAGAGACCACGAGAAGAAAATAATAAAAAAACTAGGAATAAAAATGGAATGGATCGACGTAAAAGAAAAGCTACCCCCTCACGGACTGAGAGTGCTAGCCTTCTGCATGAATAAGAAATTCACTGAAGGGAATTGGAAAGGAATCGTTGATGTGGTCTTTGATAGCAATTTAGGATGGATAAGAGCAGAAAATGAAGGTGAAAAGGTATTTGTTACACATTGGTTTGACTATCCTATAGAGCCACCTGAATCAGAGGAAGAAGCAGAATTATAATGAAGAAGTTTTCCCATCTTAAATTACCTGGAGAACCTATTCCTTTAGATGGATTTGGTGGAATTGATCCACCCGCTGAAAGATTGGAAGCTAAATTAATCAATGTAAATGGCAGAGAAGAGCATGAAGCCATGTTGAGAGATACTGAGAAAATGATTTCTCTTGGATTAGATCCATATTATGAAGTGATGGTTTACTTAAAAAGATGGGGAGGATGGCTTCATGAAGAAGATAAAACAGACGAGAGATAAGAAGTGCAAACTCAGAAGATATGTTATTCCTTCTGATGGAAATAGCAATGTAATAGCTGCGAAAGATTTCACTTGTGATGAAGTTAGAGCCAGTCATGAAGAGTGGAAAAAAGAATTTAGGGATAGAAATGGAACTGATGAACTTTTATCAGTTGGATTCAAAGACGAGTCTTATGAAAAGTTCTGCAATGCAATCCAGGACTTTCTTTCCCAGTGTAAATGCAAAACATCATGTCAATTAAATCTAAAGGTATCTGTTGGAGAACGTATAGCCACAGCTAAAAAATTGAGGGATGAGGGAAAAGGACCTTGGGAGAATCATAAAGAATGACAGAAGAAAAACATTCAATCCTTTGTGAGAAATGCCAAGAGCCTATTCTGACATGGTTTGGAAATGTAGAATTGAAATTTGGTCCTCAGTTTGAGATTAGGTGTACGAAATGCGGAACTTCCCATAAGGTGAAGGTGAACCATGTGCGGTGAATGTAACTGGCCCATCTTAAAAATAACTCCTGGAGTACCAGGAGAAATTTTAACTTCAATTGAAGGAATTACCCATTGGATTCCATTGCCAGAACCACCAACAGAAATTACACGCAAAGATCTAGAAGAGACATACGATAAAGTAATGAAAAGTGCTGTGTTTTTCCCTAAATGCAATTGGTGTAATGAATCACATTTTGTTAGGGAAGTAGGTCCAAACTATATTTGTCCTGAATGTGAAAGTGCGGAAAGAGCCGCTGGAAGACCGTTGATATTTACATCACCTGTAAGAAACGCATATTTTGAAATAACGGAGGAAAAATGAGTTGGATTTCTCATGATGATAATTGGTTTAACCTTCGCCATTTTTTCCATATATGGATAGAAAAAAGTGATCTAGGATGGTTTCTGATGGGTGAAATGCTGAACGGAGAAGAAGTATCGCTAAGCCCAATATTTGACTCCCTAGAAGAAGCGAGGAATTGGGCTCGTATTAGGTTGTGTGCATGATGAATTATAATCTAGACATTCACAAGATGAGCTATAAGATGAAAAAGAGAATGAAAAAGATGTACGGCAAGCATAAAGCATTTGAAATTGCATTTGGTCGGCAGATGGTTAAAACTATTAAGAAATTAGTTGAAAAATGTTCATAACTTTAACAAAATGCGTACGGATTTTCCACAATGGTTTCTATGGTGTTATGAGAACGAAAAAGACAGTTGAAAAGTTACATAATATATATTATCAGACGTTACTTTCTAGATACTAAACAGACATTTTATACAAGAGGATATATTCGATAATGGGTGCAGACGAGAAATTTGAATCAAAAATGATGATTCTTTTTATATTTCAATGCATGATCGTCATCATAAATCTATCATTTGGATGGTGGCTTCCATGCATAATTTCTATGCTATCAATATTTCTTATTCCTTTCTTGCTCATAAGGAAGGATCTTCATCTTATTCATGAAGAATTGAGAGAAGCAAATATCATAGCTAATGAAGCCAATCTAGACAAAATCAACAAAGAATTGGAAAAAATAAATCTATGTCAATAAGCAACAAAGAAATTATCGTTAAGCTTTCTGAATACCTCATGAAGCAGGATCAATACACAGTATGCAGAACACTTGCAAACCTAATGATCGATTACAATCGCTTGGATAGTCCTGAACAAATGGACGAAGATGAGGCTAAAAGATTAGCTCTCAGAATTTCTCTTAATGCTGAACAAATTAGAAAATTTGCCAGAGGTGAAGGGGAAGGAATTCCTTTTACCAATATAAACATGGAAAATATGAAATTTTAGATGGAAACTAACCTAGATAACATATTCGATCGAATTCAAGACGACGATGAATATCAAATGCAAGCCGTAATTCATCGCATTCTAAGTGGACCTGAGACAGATCCAGAAATAATTTTGGTGGCTTGCCTTGCTGCCATACAATCAATCGTTATGGAAATGGAAAATCCTAAAGAAGAAATTGAATCATTATGCCATGATCTTCTATCAGGGACCTTGAAAAGAATCAAACAAGAGAACGAACGAAATGACATTTGATGCAAAATATGACCTCATAACTTTCGTTCCATACAATATGAATCTAAAAAAATTAGATCATAAAAGGGAGAAATACTTAGACAACTACTTCAATCTGACAACTCACTTAAAGCTTAATTGCTGGTCCTTTCAGGAAAGAAACCTAACGATAGTGGATGATAAAAGAATGGGCCATGAATTATGGAATGGTAGAGGCTGCGCTGTAAGAGTTTCATATCCTTATGTTACTTCTAAAGAATTTGAATGGGTAAGGCATATTATAAAACAGGATTTGAAAGCATGAAATTGGAAGATGCAATGCATTATCTTAGATTAGGAGATAGAATATACAGGAAAAGCGATCCTGATAAGGGATCATTATGCGGTACTCCTGAAAAGGTTTTTGGTTCTTTTTATCTAACTCTTTTTGATGTATTGGCCGAAGATTGGGAGAAAAAAGAAAAATGAGTCACATAACTACCACCTCTATGCTTCCTCCTCCTATTCTTCAATATTTCAATAACCTTCTTTTGTCTCGGCCTATGCCAAAATTTTATGATGATTCGGAAACTCTTTGGAAAATTTACCAGTATATCAAGTCAAAACTCTTCAAAAAAGCAAAGAATTGTCCTAGAAGAATGGAAAAGCTATTGATTTTAGAACAACAATTTTTAGAGGAATATGGGATCGCGAAAGCCAAAGAAGAAGACATTAAAGCAAAGACAGGAAAACCAGCTAAAGGACCCTTTTATTACATTGGGTGCATTACTCGAAAAAACGAAAAAATATTCTCACGAATTAGATTTAAGTAATGATCCTTTTAGGTTTCCAAATTCTGGTTCTACTATGAGGTTTAGAAAATGAGCGATAAATACTGCGGACTTTACGTCACTTTTGAAAAAGAGATAAGCGGTGAATATCTTGAAATAGTCAAGAAACTCATTAGTTCCATAAAGGGAGTGGTCAGTGTTCAGGAAAAAGTATCTGATGTGGATCATTGGATAGCAAGAGAGCAGACTAAACATGAATTGAGAATGAAGCTTTTTGAGGCTCTGAAATGAAACAAAAAAACCCTGATAAATATCTAGAAAGATTGGGAAAAACACTTCTAAAACCTATTGAACCTTTCCAAGGATCTCCTAGATTACAAAACGTTTATGGAAGTGCTCCAGTTGAAACCTATGATAAATTAATTTTCCTAGATAAAGATAAGGAAAAAGAATGGGAAGAAATGGATGAAGCGACGAAAACAAGCTGTCTAAATCATTTGAAAGAAACATGTTCTCAAATGGAAAATAAACTAGCTATTGAGCTTCTTTGCCATGTAATAAATGATCTTTCAAAAAGATTAAAAAAACTGGAAAAAGACAAATAAAGGGGTTTCCCCCTCTATTTTATTTTCCAATCCCATTGAGCGACCGTTCTAGCTATGATTATATCTCTTTGGTCATTTGTTATTTTTCCACTTTCTACGTCTGGTTTTAACTCTGCCCACACTTGGTATTCAACCTGTGTCATTAGACTATGCATAATATCTTTTGTATTCTTCTTAACAGCGACTAAGCCATGAGTACTGACGTCATCTTTGCCTAGACGAATTACTTCTTGATAAACTTCTTCAGCCTTTTCAATGATATCCTTGCAATACTGAGTATTTATGATTAAATCATTCTTGCAGAAGGTTCCATTTCTGTAAGGAGACTGAATGTGATCATCATCATCGGCTCCTAAAGATGTTATGTATGCTTCAATAGTATCTTTATCATATGTTTGTCCATCAGGAGCGAGCATAGGGATAGCACAAATATCTTGTGAGATTGGGCAAATAAAGTCTTCAAATTCTTCGCGTCCATTTATGAAGTTTTTGAATATAGGATACACTTTGCTGATGATGGCGTCAGCTCTCCATTGGGCAAAATGATCAGAGATGGATATTTGAACTCTAATCTTTTTGTTTATGCGATTTTTAAGCAATATTCCACCTAAAGCCATCCCTCCAAGAACTCCAAATGTAGTACCAGGCGCACCACCCACAGGACCAGCAATCCAGCCTATTGATCCAATTCCACCACATACAACCGTACAAATTGTCATGATCTTAGCATTCTTTAGCTTGTCATGCTTAAGAACTTCAATCGTAGTAGTTTTTTTGACTAGTTTTGCTTGTTTAGGATGATCATTTCTATAGATCCTTACTCTTTGTCTATTGGCATAGCCGCAATACAGCCTAGCCGTTCTTTCTGCATCACCATCTAGTTTAATTGAATCAAAAGGAATATCTGTTTTTGGGATGATAACTTTATAAAACTCAGGGAGGATATCATTATTTTTCTGCTTAGGGATTTGCGTTCCCGAGGAAGAAGAATGAGAGTATGATGATCCTGATACTGATCTTGAAGCTGACATAATTACCTATTTTGTGTTGATTTCCATCTTGTGAATTCTATTCTTAATTCGACATCTTTTCTAAGTTGATCGGGGTCTATTCCGTATTTTCTTAGGTGCTCGAAGTCAAACATTTGATTGCTTGTAGGTCTTTTAAATCCAGGAGGATTTTTATAATTTGGGTCCAATCCAGGAAAGTAAGGACTGTCATAAGGACATGTTCTTCCGTGTTTTTCATCTTCAGACTTCATATAGGTTGCAGTCATTCTAAATGGGATGATTAGAATTCCTAGTCCTACAGCATTTATGAAGTACTTTAGAAGAGAAAAGTTTGAGAAACTTTCATCAAATTCTTGATGCTTGTCTGATTCCCATTTCATTCTATCTTGGATTGCCTCGATAAATTTTGCTGTATTGTCTGGGAAGGATACTAATGGTATTAAGTGTGTAATCTCAGCAAAAGTTTTCTTTGGCTTGTTCTTTGCATCTAAATCATATGCAAAAGCCTCAGTAAACAAGTGCCTTCTTAGGCTTATGTCTGACATGATAATCTCATATTTTATAGTTCTACTCTGATAGGTTTGTTAATGGGCTCATAAATCTCATTCATGATACTGCAATTTACATAATGGTAGCTGAAAATTCCTGTCTGACCTTTGACTTCTCCATATCCTTCATGAACATGTCCGCACACATGTAGTTGTAGAGCAAAGTCCCAATCTATATGCTTTTGAAGAGATTTGCTTCCTACATGCTCGTAGTTGTCTTTTTTGGGGTCCCAATATCCTTGGGAATTATAGCGTTTTACTTTGTCTAGATTTCCATAAACAGGGGAATGAGTGATTAAAATAGCAGTGTCTTTAGGTATTAAGGAAAACTTAATAGCTAGTTCTTCCTCTGTATCAACTGTGAAAGCTTTACAATGAGGATTCATATTAGGGAATGTTTTAGTCCAAGGAGATCCCCAGATCTTCAGCCCCTCGAATTCGGTTCCTGAGTCACAGAGATATTCTATTCCACAGTTAGGATTGAGTTTTGTCCAACATTTTTCAATTTCATTATCATGATTCCCTGCGACCAATATTTTCTTGGTGTAATTTTGTTCCGTTAACCACATAAGAAAAACTAAATATTCATGTGGTTGATCTTTAGCCGTCAAATCCCCAGCCACAATAAGAAGATCTCCTCCTTGTAGCTTGGGAAAGTCTCCATGCAAATCCGATATGCAGTCAATAATCACTCGTAAGTTCCTTGAGAAAAAGATTGACTATATCAGGTGAACCGATTTCCTTTTAATTTTTTTTGCGCTACGGTAACGTACGAGCACAAATTAAAAAAAGGGTTATTAATGGCTCCTCCTAAAGGAAATAAGTTTGCGGTAGGTAATGGGGGTGGAAGACCAGCAATAGATTTAAAAGCTCTGGCACAAGAATTGATCGATTGGTCCTATCAACCAGATGCTTTAAATCTAATTGGATTTAGTTCACCCAAGCGAATGAGTGTTACAAAACTACCCGATTATGCAAAGAAAGATGATGAGTTTAGAGAGGCTTTACAACTAGCGAAAGAAAACATACATCAAAATCGATTTAAAGCTGCTTGCGCCGAGGTAATTCCTGAAGTATTTTATACACGCAGCGAAGGAATGTATGATCCTCTGTATAAGGCACATATAAGAGAAGAGAAGAAGTTTGAATCAGATCTTCGTAAGTCTGAAGAAGGCACAAAAGAAACAACAATCAACTTAATGGTTCCCGATGGTCTTGCAGCTGGACTTAACCTTTCAACCACGAAAGTATCAACAAAAGATAATTCATGCCCTAAATAGCGGAATAAAACGCGCTGTATGGGTAGTTCATCGAAGGGGAGGCAAAGACGTAACCGCATTTAATTGGTGCGTTATGCAACTCCTTCTTAATCCTGGTTGGACGGCATTTCATATTTTACCTACTTACTCCCAGGCTAAAAAGGTCATATGGGACAGCTCAACCAATGACGGTAAGAGAATACTCGATTACATACCAAAAGAGATTATAGAGGCTAAAAACGGCCAAGAAATGAAGATTAGATTCACAAATGGATCTATGTATCAGCTCATTGGCTCGGATAACATTGATAGCCTTGTTGGTTCTAATCCTAAGATCATCATCTTCTCGGAATATGCTATTCAATCTCCAGCCGCTTGGGCATATCTCAATCCTATCTTAGAGGTCAATAAAGGCTATGCCATATTCATCTCTACCCCTAGGGGTAAGAATCATTTCTACGATCTAGTAACCAAAGCTAAAACAAATCCCAAATGGTTCTGTGAGGTTCTTTCTGTTAAAGATACAGGAGTTTTATCCGAAGAAGATTTGAAGAGCATTCAAGAAGACAATGGTTTCTCTGATGAGCATATGCAGCAAGAATACTATTGCTCATTCAACCGAGGTATCGAGGGCTCTTACTATGGAAGAATCATAGAGAAATCAAGGGAAGAAGAGCGTATCTGCAATGTTCCATATAATCCGCGTAGCCCAGTGCATACAGCTTTCGACTTGGGCTATGGGGATTCTACCTCTATTACTTTCTGGCAGGAAGTGGGCGGGGAACTGAGGATAATAGACTTTTATGAAAACCACGGTGAGAATTTGGCTCATTATGTCAAAAAACTCCAAGAAAAACCTTACGTATATGGCACTCATTACTTCCCCCATGATGGTGGTTCGGGTTCATTACAAACAGGCAGAACTATGCAAGATATTGCGTGGGAACTTGGTCTTAAGACCACAGTCCTAGAGCGAGAAAAGGATGTGCAGGTAGGAATCGAAGCGGTTCGAACCATGTTAAGCATGTGTTATATCGACCAAACTAAGTGCGCCTACCTCATTAAGTGTCTAGAAAATTACCATAAGAAATACAATGAAAAGACGCAAAGCTATAGTGAGACTCCCTATCACGATTGGACATCTCACGCGGCTGACTCTGTAAGGATGATGGCTAATGCAAGGATACAATTCGGTCGAGGACCTGGCTCAATGACTCCTGATAAGCTCAATCAACTTAAATCAAATGCAGGGTTCGGACCTAAAACCGCACCCATGAATCAAAGGCCAATGAACCCTTTCATAGGAATGTAATGGATTTTTTCTCTAGGTGTCGCACAACAGAAGAAGCTAAATCAGTATTTAGAATGCTTTCAAAACATTTCCATCCTGACAGAGGAGGAGATGCGAATTTGATGGTAGAATTGCAAAAACAATATAACGGATGGAATCCTAGCAATTTTAATTGGCAATCGCAGTTTCCAGATAATAGAGGATTTAGCACTCAGACAGAGAATTTGCTAAAGAATATGGAGACCAATATTAAAATTTTAGAAAATGCAGTCATTACAAAAGAAAGAGACATTCAATTACTTCGATTAGAGCTTGAAAACTTCCATGAAATGAGCTTTATTCAAAAAATACTTTGGTTATTTTTAGGCGACATATACTCAAAATCTTAAAAACTATATAAGAGAGTTTTTAAAGAGGTGATCCGTGACGAGTGGTATGTTAGAACGTTCTCAGGTTGTGCCCAACGTCTATTCTGGATATTACCAGGATGGGAAAAGAGATATAGTAGCTGAAGCAGATGGAAGATACCAGCAAAATCTTTCGGCATGGCAATTGTACTATTGGGAACAGATTATTGATAGAAAAGTCTATCTTGGAGACCAAAGATATCTAAATCTTTACTCAGGTCTCAGTTACGATCATCAAAAATTTGTATTCAATGCTTCCATGCCTGTGGTCAATATGGTCTGTGGTCGCCAAAGACAACACAGAAAAGGAACTCAACTCATACCCGTTCATGGTTCTAGTAGCAGAACAGCTTCACAAGGCACAAAAGTACTTCAGTCAGCCTATTCCAACGATGATACCTACAATAAATTCAGTGCTGCTTTTAAGGAAGGAGCTGGAATTACAGGGCTTGCCTTATTACACTCGTGGATTGACTATCGAAGAGACCCAATTTGCGGCGATCTGAGGACCGAGGTTTTCAGTGCTGACATGGTGATGATGGATGCGTTCTGGAGGGAGATGGACCTCAGTGACTGCCAGTTTATACGCACAAGAAAATACCTACATAAGCAGCAAGTTAAGCAAATGATGCCAGGTCGTGAGCATGATATAGACATGCTTAATGACCAAGCTTACTTTGATACTAAATTCACATTTATGCCTCAACAATACAATATAAGAAGGAAAGACTTCCTTGCTTATGATGAGTATTGGTATTTGGCTGAAAGAATGGGAACATTTGTTGTTGATCCAACTACCTATGAATCCACTGAAGTTAACCTCACAAAAGAGGAAATGCAAAGGATCAAGCATCAATATCCAAACGTGGTAATCGTTCATGAAAAAGTGCCTACAGTACATCTTGCAATCATTGTTAACAATACTTGCTTCTACGATGGACCCAATCCTTTGGGTATCGATATGTACCCTTTTACCCCTTTTGTTGGGTATCATGATTTGGCAAACAATAATTATGCTTTTCGCTATCAGGGCGTGATCCGCAATATTCGCGATAGTCAATACCTCCTAAATTACAGGACGCAATTAGAGATGGATCTATTAGCTGCTCAATTTTCTGGGGTAGATGTAGAAGAAGATGCTCTAATTGATGACCAAGATGCGTTCAAGGTAGGACCTGGAAAGGTAAGATTCTTCAAAAAAGGACGACTCGGAGCAGTAAATGACAAGCCAGGAGCTAACATTAATCCAGCTAATTTTGCAGTCACAGAAAGACTCAAAAACAACATCCAGGCAGATGCTGGGGTCACTCCTGAACTTTTGGGACAGGCAGAGGATTCAGATGTTGGAATTACTGAGCAGCTACGACAAGGAGCAGCGCTTACAACTCTTCAAGAACTATTCGACAACATGGATTTATCGCAAAGGAATGCTGGCCGTCTGCACTGGGCAATTATTCAGAAAAACTATACCTTAGGCAAGATCACTAAGATGATCCAAGAAGTCCCTACGAATGAATTCAGGGATAAATCCTTCCAGAAATATGATGCGGTTGTTGCTAATGCTCCTCTCACAGATACCACACGTCAACTTGCCTTTAGACAGCGTTACTTCATGTGGAAGGATGGATTCCCAATACCACCCGATCAAGTCATGCAGGATCTTGATATCCAAGATAAAGACAAGCTTATGGAGTCTATCCAACAGCAACAGCAAGCGCAACAGCAACAAGAGCAGCAAATGGCTCAATTGCAAATGCAGAATCAGCAGATAGTCAATGAAAGCTTACAATCTAAGTCAATGAGCGATCGAGCATTGGCAGGAGAAAGAGAGCAAAAAGCTAGATTAGAACAAGTAGAGGTCCTGACTAAGTACAACGAATCCGAGCATATGAAGTCTCTTGCAGTACTTGATAGGGTAAAAGCGGCCAAAGAAGTCGAGTCAATGGGAGTATCTGATTTCGTTCAGATATTTAACTTGATAGAAAATATTATAAATCGTGAAGATGAAAAAAATATGAAACAACAAGAGGTTTCAAGTGGGACACAGCCATAAAAATACGTCAATGGGTGGTGGAGAAAAGGGCAACACAGGAGCTCATTATCTTCCTATCAAAGAAAATGTAGATCCGAAGCCACCTGCTGGGGCTTCTAATAGCTACGAAAAAGTGAGAGATAAGATCGATGCCAAAGACAGAGCGTCTTTAGCTAAGATGCCTTACACTCGCGAGAAAATGGCTAATAAATAAATCTTTTGCAGGGAATACGAAAACGGCAAGATGGCCACATATTGTACGCTTGTAATAGTACCTGCGCTTTTTAAGGAAAAAACATGCCAAATATTAAGATCATTCCAGAAGCTAAGAAGCCCTATTGTCCAAACAATAGCAATCTTAGCAAGACAGTGCCAAGATTTACACCTCCAGGTGGGAAGCCTCCTTTGCCATTAGATAAGTCTTATAATAGACAAGGTGGTATGAACGAGAAGCAGCCTAAAACAAAAGGGTAAACATGACAATGATACCTCCAAAGATTAGGAAATTGCCTGGTCTTCATAAGCCTAGCGCTGCATATATCCCCAAGCCTCAGCAAGGAACTAGCAATAGCAATCGTTCCCTGTATATGGGCGGCGCTAAAATGATTAAATAGCATTCAAAAACATAAGGAATCAGACTTATGCAATCAGCAAAGAAAAAAGAAGACGGGTTTTTACGTCTCAGAGTCACAGAAGAAGTTCCCAACGAAGAAACTTATAATTATCGCACCAAGCGTGAAGATTCATTCTTTGAATTTCCCGAAGAATTAAGAGAATTTTTAGGAGGACTCAATGGTAAAAAACAGCGTTAAAACCTATGGCGAGCTCATGTTAGAAGCTCGTGCCAAGAATGACCGTCAAGAAGTTGGAGAAACACTTGAGCCTTTGATGGACAAATTCAAGCTCATCATCGAAGAAGCCGTTCAAGGAAACTACGATAAAGGCATTCGTGGTGACTATTACATTCACATTTGGGTAACCAAAGAGCCGTATGCACAAAATTCCTTACATATTTACCCGCAGTGTCGTCG